CGGCGGGCGGGCATAGCTGGTACAATGCCAGCCATCATGCTCATCCATGACAACCGACTGAAGGAACTCTGTAAACTGACAAATAATTTACCAAGTAGCGGCGGATAATTTACGCCGTAAATTAACTGTAAAAAACCCCGAACGATCCAAGGCGGAAGCGCAATGGGCGACGGCCAGAGCCATCATGTTGCAAGGCCGCTGACCACCGCTTGACCGCACCGTAGGGGAGAACGGCCGGACGCCCCTACTCGCGAGGCGATAATCTGCTTCGCCCCGCATCCCACCGGTTAAGCGCAGCCGTCCTTCCCCGGCACCCGCAACGCCAGCCGGTGCGGCGTTCCACCGCCTTGACCACCGCCGCGACGCCGGTTTTTTCGGCCAGCGCCGCCACGCGGTCGCCGAGCAGCTTGCGCGCTGCACGGCGGGCATCATCACGGCCCATCGGCTTGCTTTACGCCGCGACGATGCAGGTCGAGCAGGATCGGCGCCACGGTCTTGTAAGCTTCGCGGTAGAGCGCAGCGCCGCCTATGCTGCCCGCTCGGCGGTACTGGTTGTGCTGGCGGAAGCGGTACAGCCGGCGCGGGATGTGGTGATGACGGCCGAACTTCGCGAGCAGTCCCATCAGCACAAATTCTTCGTAACCGTCCCACCGCTCCAAGGACTCCAGGCACGCCTCCACCGCAGCGCGGCGCATAACATGGAGGTGGTGGACTTCGGCGATACCCCACAGTTGCCGCCACGGCGTCCAGGGCGCTTTGGTGTAGCCCACTCCATCGGGCTGCCCGATCAGTTGAATATCGCAGTACGTGGAAACCACGGCCGGATCGGCATCCAGCACCGCCAATGCCGCCTCGAACGCGCCCAGCATCACTTCATCATCGCCATCGAGCCACGCCACGTACTCGGCGCTGCCTTGCGCGAACGCCCGCGCCCGCGCTTCCCCTAGCTTTCCTGGAATCCCGTCGCACACGCAGATGTTGACCGGCTCTGGGGCGAGACTGGTGATCGCCGCGTCGAGCCACTTTTTCGGCTCGTAGCAGCGCAAAACGTGGCAATCGATCCGACTATCTGACGAAAACATAGAAGGGGGAGCCGTAGCCGTCCGACACGAGCTGGATGGAGGATAGGCCCGACACGGTCACCGTGGGGGTGGCGGGGAAAAGCCACGGTGGCGCGAACGCTCCGCGCTGGTTGGCGCGGTGGACCGTATCGCCGTTGACGATGAAGTACCCGTCGCCGCCGTCGTTGCAGTAAACATAAACCTCGCTCACGCCCGACATTGCCGAATAGTGGATCGTCGTGGCGCCGCTCGCCCCGATCAAGATGCTCCCGTCCGCGCCGCCGTACTGTGTGATGGCGCTGCCGGAAGAGGAGCTGTAAGCGAAATTGTCCGGCACCCGGAGCCAGCCCCCCAGCTCGTTCTGCACGGCGCAGGGCGCCGAATAGGCGTAGCAAGCATATCGGATGACCGTGAGCAGGATCGGACCGTAGCTTTGCCCGCCGTGTTCGGCGGTCACTTCCAGCACGCCGGGTGCGCTGGCCGCAAGCGGGTAAACCACCAGCCGGGCGCCGTCCTCCAGAGTGCCGGGATCGCCGCCGGTTCCGCTCGCGGGCGTCCAAACCGTCGTCCACGTCACCGGCAGCCGACAGTCTTCGCCGACCAGTCCGGCGACGCCCAAGACCGGCCCGGCCGCGCCTTCGGTCAGCAGGTATGCGGCCTCGATATCCTGATCGTAATGGCCGCTCGAATCCGAAACCCAGAATAGCCCGGCGATGGCCGGCGCGCACGGCGCAGGTTCGGCGACCGGTTCGGCGACCGGTTCGGCGGTGGGCTGCAAGGTCAGCCGCAACCCGGCATCGCGGCCGGGGACCGTGGCGGTCTGAGATTGATCACCGTAGCGCCTCAAATCGTGACCTCCATCTCGAATTTCGCGAAGCCGGGCGCTTCGATGGCGACGCGATGGGCGCCGCGCTCGGTCTTGAAGCGGGCCGTTCCGGTCCGATCCGTTTTGCCGGTCTTGTCGTCGAAGGTCACCACGGCGTCGCGGATCGGGGCGCCGTCGGGATCGACCACCACCAGGGTGGCGACGCCGTTGGCGTAGGTGATCCGCAGATCGCTGTCCGGCTGGGCGAACAGCCCGCCGTAGCCGGCCACGCTCACGGCGGGAACCGGCCCGGCCGAGCGCTCGGTGACGATGCGTTGGCGCTGGGCGGTCCAATCCCGCTCGGCGTGCAGCGCCAGAAACTCGCCGGCCACCGGCAACAGCGGGTGCGACAGCGAAAACCAGCCGCCGGGCGGCACGGCGGGATCGGGGGCGGCGGCGAACGAGATCGTCCAGCGCGGGCGGGCGCGGGCTTGCAGCCACGCGACGCCGCGCGCCGTGGCCTGGGCGGCGCCGGTCAGCCACTTGGCTTGCAGGGCGGCTTCCCGATAGCCGTAGCGGTCGGCGGTATCGGCGCGCAGCACGACGGATCGGCGCGCGGAATTGGCGGTCCAGTCCCAGTCGAACTCGACCCGCAGGGCGGTGTAGAGGTCGTCGCGGCGGCATTCCGCCGCCACGTCGGCCACCTCGTCGGCGGCGAACGCGGCGTACAGCGGCTCGCCCTCGGCGCGGGATTCGACCGGCCAGCGCCGGGCCAGCCCGACCAGCGCCGGCGACCAGAGCATCCCGACGCTGTCGGCCAGTTCCGCCAGTTGCGCCCGCGCGGTCAAGCCGGGCGTCAGCGCGCCGGCCACGGCCAGATCGGCGCAGGCGGCGCGGAAATCGGCCACGTCGGCGTCGGCTACCGCGCGGCCGGCCAGCCGCAGCACGTCTTGCAGCACGTCGGCGGGGTTTTCCAGCAGCGCGCCGCTGGCGGGGTGGATTTTGCCGCGAATCGCGGCGGTCAAGGTCGCGGTGGCGGCCAGCGGCTGGCCCAGCTCGATCAGGGCCACCGGGTGACCGGTCGGGTCGGTGCCGTTGCGCCACGAGTAGGCTTTTTCTGGTTTGCCGTCGCGGTAGACGGCCTCCACGCCGCCGATGGCGTGATCCGCCACCAGCCAGATTTTTCGGGTTGGGTCGTACTGGATCGCCGGCACCGTACAGCGGCCGTAAACCACCGATAACGGCTCCGGTTTGGCGAACGCCGGCCATGCGGCGCTGGTGCGCAGGGGGAGCGGGTCGGAGAGCGCCATCTAGCGCGCCTCGAACAGTTTGGATTGGCGCAGGGCGTCGATGATGCGGCGGCAGGCGATCTCGAAATAGCCGGGGTCGATTTCGATGTCGATGATGACGGGCGTAGGGGCGACCGGCCGGTCGCCCGTACATGGCGGCCGGTCGCCCGTACAAATGCCGGATTCTGGCGCGGACATCAGCCCTCCAGATCCAGCGTGGCGGTTTCGCCCAGCGTCACCCCGGCCAGCATCCCGCGAAACCACGCCGCGCCGTCCGGGCCGTACAGCGTCGCGCTCGCGCCCAGGGGCGGCTCGGCCAGCAGCGCGGAAACGAAGCCGTTGGCGTTGTCCAGATCGACGCTGACGTTGGCGGTTTCCGACCCGTCGGCCGGCTGGCGGATGGCGCCGACGCGGGTCAGGACCGGATAGCTCAGGCCGGGAGCGGCATCGCCGACCGAGAGCAGGGTCAGCGGCGGGTCGGCCGACAACACCAGCCAGGGGCCGATCACAGCGGCACCGCCGCCAGCGGCAAGGTCAAGGACAGCCGGCGACGGGCGCTATCGCTCGGCTGGAAATCGAACACGTCGGTCACGTCGAGCGCGTCGGTTTCCGCGCGAGCCAGCATCGCCTCGGCCGGATGCAGAGCGTTCGGGACCAGCACGAAGGGCAGATCGCCGCCCCGCTTGGCCGCGTCGATCAGCGCCAGAATCTCGTCCAGCTCGGACTGGAGCAGCCAGTTTTCCCAGCGGATTTCGCCGCCGCGTCCCGCGCCGAAATACGCGCCGCGAATCTGGGCGTAGGCGCGGCGCCAGGTGATGGCCGCGCCGTGGGCGGTGGACAGCGGCCGGCCGCACCAGAACCATTTGACGCTGCCGCCGGTGGCGCCAGCCACCGTCAGCCGGACCTTGCGGCAATCGGCCACCGCGTCGGCGCCCTCGAAGATCGCCACGGTCAGGCCGGCCCGATAGGAGACGGTTTTGGTCCACAGCACGGCGTCGGCCGCGCTCAGCCCCTGCACCGAAAAGCTCGCGCCGGCCGGGCAGTCGTGCCAGAGGGCGACGGCGGCAACGGGCTGATCGGCGGCGAAGGTGGCGGTCCAGGTCGCGCCCGCGCCGGCCCAGCGCCACGCGCCGCGCGCCGGGGTCAGCGCCAGGGCGGGGGCGTGGGGCTGCTTCACGGCGAAGGCCCAGGCGTCGCCGGCCACGAACGCGGGGGCCGGCCCCGGCGCCAGCAGGACCGACAGGCCGTCTTGCAGCGCGCTCGGCGCGGCGCCGATGGCCGTGTTCGCGCTCCACGATCCGCCGTCCATCCGCCAGCGGAAAGTGCCGCCGGCGACGGCGAAGTCGAAGCGGTCGCCCAGAGCGAACGGGATGCCGCCCGACGCGATGCGGAACTGCAAGCCGGACTCGTCGTAGAGCGGCTCGGCGCCGGTTTCGGCCGCGTAGTCCGGCCACGCGGCGCCCAGGCTGCCGCGCACGGTCCAGGTGAGGGTGTCGTCGCCATCGACGCCGCCGGCCAGATCCAGCGGCTGTCCGGCCACCACCGGCACGGTGATGGTGTCGCCGACCTCGTAGGTTTTGACCGGGCTGGCGTCGCTCTCGATGACGATGGTGAAAGCGTCGCCTTCTTTGAGCTTGTCCGGACAGCCGACCCGGATCACGAAGCCGAATTCCTGAGTCGATACGACCGCCTCGACGCCGTCGGCGTCGGTGGTCAGCACGCAAGAATGATAGGGTTTGTTGGTGCAAGCCGGCAGGTATTCCAATCCGTTCACCCGCCACTCGAAATCGCCGTCGCACGGCTGCCAGCAGTCGCTCCCTCCACTGCCGGCCTCATTTTTTGGGTAGACGCCCGCCAGCGCCCGCACCTCGTCGAAGGCCGCCGCGTACTTGGCGGCGAAGGTCGCCGGGTCGCGGGAAATGCCGGGGTCGGTCGCGACGGCGGCGATGGCGTTGATGTCCTGGTTGTCGCCTCCGGCGATGACGGACGCTTCCTGCGGGGTGATCGCCTCCCACGCCGACGTGCCGAAATCCACTTTGTTCATGTACATGCTGATCGGCGTCGATGCGGCGGTGGTCCCGTTCGCCGTGCAGCGGTAGTAAGCGTAGGATGAAAAGTGCCAGACCAGGCCGGTGTCGTACCAGCCATACTCGAACTTTCGCACGTCGCCGGCCGTGTAAGCGGTGTTGGCGGTGGCGACCAAAATGGCGGACGCCGCCTCTGCGCCAAGAGCTTTCAGCGGCGTCAGGTCGGAATCGACGGCGGCCAGCACGTCGTCCCAGGCCAGATCGGGGGTTTTCGAGACGCATTTCCAGGTGACGGTGCCGTCCACCACGGTGTTGCCGACCGTGGTCGGCCAGGTCGGCTGACTGGCGCCGGTGGTGCCGCCGACCGTGGCGCGGTAGCGGTAGCCGTTGCGGGCGGTCGGCTCGCGCGCCTCGTCTTTCGCCACCGCCGCCGCAGCGGCCCAGGCGGTTTCCTGCATCGTGCCGCCGGCGTTGAGGTCGTCCAGGCAGGACAGCGCCGCGTCGCGGGCCAGATCGGCGAGCCGGATGTCGTGCTCGGCCGCGCGCGCTTCGCCCTGGGCGGTGATCGCCGCGTTGGCGGCGACGAACCCTTTGTGCCAGGCCGAAAGCGCCTCCAGCCGCGCCCGATACCAGGCGGGCAGTGTACCCATGTCGGTTCCTCCTTCGATTTTGACGCCCAAACAGGTTTCGCTCAGGCGGCCGGACACCGGCGCGCCGTCGCAGGGACAGTCCGGCGGCGGTTTGGCCGTGTAGGTCACGGTCACGGTTTTGGCTTTGGCCTTCGCTCCGGCGATCAGCGGGCGCACGCATACCTCCACGCCCTCCTCGCCTTCGCCTCTGGACACCAGATCGATGCTCTTGACGTAAATCTTGCCGGTCGGCGCTTCGACTTCCGGCGGGTCGATGGCCGGCACGGTCCAGCCGTAGCCGCCGGACGAGTACGGCCGGGCGGTGACGCAATCGGCCAAGGCGCCGGTCACGCCGCCCCGGACGCTCCAGAGTTCGCCGCCCAGCGCGGACGTGTCCTTGCAGGTCAGCGTCACGAGCTGGGTCGGGGCATCGTCGGGCACGGTCACCGGCCCCAGGCCGGGGAAGGCCGCGTTGCCGGCGAAGCGCGGTTGCAGGGCGCAGGCGTCGGTGCGGGCCGGCAGGTCTTCGGCGGCCATGCCGCCCGGCGTCTTGTCCTCGACCACCACGCCGACCACCTCGATCAGGTTGGAGCGGGTTTTCAGCGCGTTGAGGAAATCGAACAAGGTGACGATGCCCGCGTAGTTCTCGACGGTGGCGCCCTGGGTGACGGTGGCCGCGTAGCTCCCGGTCACGGCGTAGACCACCGTGCCGGCCGGCAGGTCGCGGACGATGGGCGGGTCGACCACGTAGTGCCACTCGCCGTCGATCAGTTCCTTGTACTGGCGATAGATTTGCGGGTCGTGGCCAAAACGGATGCGCGGAGTGCGGGCGTCCAGATCGCCCGACGCGGTCAGCGGGTGGCTGCCGAAGTCCCACTCCGGCCCGCTGAAGTCGGAATCGCCGGCCGAGACGGCTTCGAGCAGCGACAGCACGGACGCGGCGGCGGCCAGCCCGGCGGCGTCGATCTCGATCGCGATGCCGTTGCCGGCGGCGCCGGTCGCTTTGGCTTGCAGGACGACGCCGTAGAACGGCAGCGCGGCGGCTTCGGTTCGGGTGCCGGTGGAGGCCAGCAGCACGGAAAAGGTCTGCGACGGCACGCCGGTGGCGGCCAGATCGGTCAGCGCGCCGTTGCCGGCGCCGGCGAAGGTGGGCGCGGACAGCAGGCCCGTGCCGGACGCGGAGACGATCTCGATGTCCAGCGCCGCGTCGGCCGGGCCGGTGTAGCCGCCGGTCACGATGGCGCGGGCGGTGCCCTGCCGGGTCCGGGCCAGCGGGAAGGCGGTGGCTTCGGCGGGCAGGATCGAGCTGGCGGCGACGGTCGCGCCGGTCGCGGCGGCGGCGTTGCGGTCGTTGGCGAGGAAGCGGTGCGGGGCGGTCACGGTTCAGCCGCGCAGCCGGGACACCCGGTCCAGGGTCGGGATGACGTTGCGCCGCACCCACTCTTCGTCGGCCAGCTTGGCCGGGTCGATCAGGAAGGTGTTGTTCACGGTCGTGATGCCGCCGGCGCCGCCGCCGGCGGTCTGCCCGCCCGTGGTCGCGGTGGAATTCTGTTTGTTGCGCGCCTCGTCCTGCTCTTTGAGCTGCTTGAGCTTGAGGCGGTGCAAATCCTCGGCCTCGGCTTTCGCCCGCTCGTACTCGTCGCGGCCCAGCTCGCCGGCGCGGGCGCTCAGCTCTTCGAGTTTCCGCAGATTATCCTGATATTCGAGATCGAGAAGGGCCTTTTGGTCGCCTTGAATTTGCAAAATCTGCTTGCGGAAGTCCGCGGCTAGTCCGGCCAGCGCGGCCTCGGCCTCTTCGGTCGCGCGCTTGATGTCCTCCAGCGCCCGCACGGCCTCTTCGCCGGAGCGGGTGATGCCGTCGATGCCCTGGGCGCCCGCGAACGCCATCTCGATCAGCTTTTGCCGCGCCCGGTCGGCCTCCTCGCCCACGCCGCCGGCCACGTCCTGGAGCGCGGCGACTTCGGCCCCGAAGGCGATTTCGGCCTGGGCGGCTTCGTCGAGCTTGCGGGCGAGGTCGGTGGTGGCCTGCGCCATGCGGATGGCGTTGCTCGCCCCCTTGAGCAGCGCGTCGCCGCCGATGGCGTCCAGCGCGGCGCGGCCCTTGTCGTTCAGGGCGCCGAACGCCTCGGCGAGGTAGGACATGACCGGTGCGGTGCGGCGCGCTTCGCGCTCGGTGTCCGCGATAGCGGCGGCCTGATCCTCGGTGGCGGCCGTGGCGGCCTCGGTCGCTTCGGTTTGCTTGCCCGTCGTCTCGGCGGTTTTCTTGCGCTGCTCCTCTTCGATTTTCAGCGCGGCGGTGAATTGTCCAGACGCCAGCAGCGCCAGCCGTTTGGCCTCTATTTCATCGTAGCCGGCGGCGACGAACGCTTGCGTCTTGGCCGCGAGTTCCGCGCTGGCTGCCGCTTCTTCGGCTTGGGCGGCCACGGTGCTTTTGCTCAGTTCGAGCGCTTGCTGTCGGAGCCGGAGTCCGGATAGCTGGAGTTGGCGGGTTTCCTCTTCTTCCGCGTTCGTGGCCTTGGTCGCTTCGAGCTTGGCGATTTCGGCGGCCACGGCCTTTTTTTCGGCGTCGATTTCCAAGTTCTTGGCGGCCACCGAGGATCGCGCCCAATCGGCCTCGATCCGCGCCAGCTCGATGCTTTTTTGCGAGACGGTCAGCCCGTCGCCGCGCGCTTTCGCCAAGGCGATTTCCGCTTTGAGCCCGTCGACCTGCGCCCGCGCCACGCCGTCCAGTCCCCGCGCGTAGCCGGACATCGCCTCGGAGAGCTTGCCGGCCTGCTCCGCCGCGCGCTTGAGCTGCACGTTGGCGGCGGCATCGACCACCAAACCGAGATCGGCGAACGCCTTGCGCGCCGTGTCGCTGCCCTTGCTGGCGGCGGCCATCGCCGATTCCGCCTGCTCCTTGAGCTTGACCAGTTGCTCGTCGGTCAGCTTCTCCAGCGCGGCGGCGAGGGTGTTCTGGATGTCGGCGCCGGCGCCCTTGGCCTCTTGCCCCACGGCTTGCAGCGCGCCGGCCAGCCGGATCACGCCATCGAAGTTCAGGTTTTGCGCGACGCCGCCGAGAAACTTGGAAACCGCCTGCTCGGTCGCGGCTACTGCGTCGCCGGTCTTGCGGAATTCCGCCACGGCGGCTTGCAGGTATTCGGGCAGGTCTTTGAGTTCGCGCCGGCCGACGGCGTCCTGAAACCGATCCAGTTCCGGCAACAGCGTCCGCAGCTCCGCCTCCATCTGCTTTTGGGTGGCGGCGGCCTGTTCGGCAGCGGTCTTGATGCCATACAGCTTGAGCGCGGCGTTTTCCGCCGATTGGCCCAAGTCCTCCAGCGCGGCGCCCGGCTCGCCGGCGGCGATGCCGCCCAGCGCGCGACCGACCGCGCCGATGGCGTCGGACACGAAGCCCGCACCGCGCACCAGCAGCCCCAGCTTTTCGGTCAGACCGGCGACGAAACTGGTGAACCCGGCGCCGACCGGACCGGTGGCTAGATCGGCGAGCTGGTTCGTCAGCCGGCTCCAGGCCGCGCCGAAGGTCTGCGCCTGCCCGGCGCCGGCCCCCATCGCTTTTTCGATCTGCGCCGCGAACTTGGGCAGGAACTCCGAGGCGATGATCTCGCCGGACTCCAGCATTTTGCTGAATTCGGCGTTGGTGACCAGCAGGGAGTTGGCCGCCTGTTGCGCCGCGCCGGGCAGCACGTCGCCCAGTTGCCCGCGCAGCTCTTCCGCCGACACCACACCCTTGCTCATGATCTGGGCCAGCGCGGTCATGGCCTGATCGACTTCCTGGGTTCCGGCGCCGACCACCGACATGGCGCCGGCCAGGCTGGAAAATATCTGTTCGGTGGCGGCGCCTTCGAGCTGGGTCCCCTTCGAGGCGGCGGTCAGTTTCAGATAGCTTTGGGCGAGGTCGTTGACGCCGACGCCCAGCTTGTCGGCCACGCCGCGCACGAACGCCAGCGCTTCCCCGGTCTTTTCGGTCGATCCGGTGATCACGTCGAACCCGCGTTTGAGCGCGGTCATCTGGTCGTTCAGGTCGAGAATCTGTTTCGCCAGCGCGGCGACCGCGATGTCGGAGAGCAGCTCTTTGAGTTGGGCCATCGGGTCGGCGGCGGCCTTGATGCTGCGCCCCGCCTTGCGCCCGGACTCGTCCAGGTCGTTCAAGCCGTCGTTCAGCTCGCGGGTCGGGCCGTCCGCGTTCTCGATTTCGTCGGCCAGCTCGCCCATGTCGCGGCGCAAGTCCTCGATGGACCCGTCGCCTTGCACCAGGGTGCGAATCCGCAGGGCGAGTTCGAGGTTGCGATTGGACATGCCCTAGCTCCCCGCGACGACGTTCAGCACCAGGCGCCGGTTCGGTTCGGCGCCGTGGCGGTCGATCCAGACGTATCCGTTCGGGTATGACGGCGAAAACAGCACCAGTTGGGCCGGATACGCGCCGGGCGCCGAAAAGTGCGAGCCCAACTTCAGCGTGATGGTTTGGTCCACCGCGTCGATCGACAGCGATTGGGGGGAGGTATCGGTGTCGATCGTTCCGGCCCGAGTGACGAGCTGAGCGCGGGTCACGGCGGCCAGAAACGCGGTCGCGGACACCTCGCGGCCGCCGGCGTCTTCCAGATAGAGCCGCAGCGTTTCCGCGTTGTCCCGATTCAAGTAGACGGGTAATTTCATCCGATTTTCGGCAGGATCGTGGCACGGATGAGCGTCGGCAGGACCGTGGCGCGGGCGAACGCGGGCGAGCCGGCCGGCAACACCGCCACCGAGGATAGAGCGTGAGCCGTGGCCATGCCGCCTAGCGCCAAGCCGCCCGTGGCGATGTGGTGGGACAATATCCGCAGCGAGGCCATGCCACCCAGCGCCAGGCCGCCCATGGCGACGTGCGAGCGGCCGGCTTGCAGCGTCGCTCCGGCCGCGCCGCCGGCGGTCAATCCGCCGCTGGCCTGTTGGGCGCGCGTCCGCTTGATCGTGCCGGTTCCGCCCGTCGTTAGGCCGCCAGACGCGGCGGCAGTCTTGACGAGCTTGAGCGTCGCCGCGCCGCCGGTGGTCAGCCCGCCGCTGGCCGTCGATTTTTGCGTGCGCTTCAGCCCGGCCACGCCGCCGGTAGTCAGGCCGCCGCTGGCGGTATGGCTGTTCGATCCCGGCGAGCTTTTCGATGCCGTGGCCGCGCCGCCGGTGGTCAGGCCGCCGCTGACCGGCTGGGCGCTCGTGCGCTTGAGCGTCGCCGCGCCGCCGGTCGTTATCCCGCCCGAGGCGGAAACGGATTTCGACAGTTTTTGCGCGCCGGCTCCGCCGGTGGTCAGCCCGCCGCTGACCGGCTGGGCGCTAGTGCGCTTGAGCGTCGCCGTGCCGCCGGCGGTCAATCCGCCCGAGGCAGAAACGGATTTCGACAGTTTTTGCGCCCCGGTTCCGCCGGTGGTCAGGCCGCCGGTTGCAACGGCAGTCTTGACGAGCTTGAGCGTCGCCGCGCCGCCGGTGGTCAGCCCGCCGCTGGCCGCATAGCTATTCCCGGCCGATTTCGATGCGCCAGCCGCGCCGCCGGTGGTCAATCCGCCGCTGGCCTGTTGGGCGCGCGTCCGCTTGAGCGTCGCCGCGCCGCCGGTGGTCAGGCCGCCGCTGGCCTGCTGGGCGCGCGTCCGCTTGAGCGTCGCCGCGCCGCCCGTCGTCATCCCGCCCGACGCGGCATGGCTATAGCTATTCCCGGCCGTCCCTTTCACCTCTATCGCGATGATCGTCCATTTCTGGCCGGTCGGAGCGGACATGCCGACCGTCTTCGAGCCGACACCGCCCGCATCCGGGAAATAGGCGATGGCGACGCCGTACTTGGTAAGATCGCCCGGATAATCGGTCAGTGCGGTCGGAGTTCCGCTGAAATTGTTGGTGAACGTCTGCGTTCCAGAAACCGCGTTCCAGTCTCCGCATATCACGACAATCGCGCTATTCGCCTGCGTTGTCGTAAGTGATACGGACGGACTTCCGCTCGATCCAGTTGCGATATTGCTCGCGCCGACGCCATCGCTGCCCGAAAACCGGATTATATTGCCGCCAAAATATAGTGATGCAGGGTATGTGACTGTTACGGTCAAATTTTCGTTTGTTGACGCAACGTATGTCGAAGCCCGCGCCGAAACCCAATCGGCGTTTACCGTTGGGCTAATTTGCCGCTGAGTAAACGAACTCGATCCGTTTTCTGTAAAGTCAGGAGAGCCATACTCTCCACTTTCTGCAACTACAACCCCTACAAGCACGTCGCCCGAATTGATCGCGACCGCGCTCATCGCGGTTTTCGGCGATGTAGTGCTGTTAAACGCCGTCGCGTACTGATTTACATAACTCGGAGCGGTCATTCCGATTCCTCCTGCTGCCCACGCCGATTTGCTTGGGGCCGACTGCGCCGCCGGAACGGTTTGCGCGACCGTCGCCCAAGCGCTCGGCGGACAGGGCGCGAGCGGGTCGCCGCACTGATAGCCGGCAGGCGGAACGGCCCGCGCCCGAGCAGATAGTGTCGTTCCTGGAGGATATTCATCCGAAAAAACGCGCTGGGTTCCGGTGATCCCGGACGCGCAAACCTCGTTCAGACACGCTTCGACGGTCGTTCCGGGCGGCCAATTCGAGCCGGCGTCCCATTGCAGCGTCCAGGCCGAACAAACGAGCGCGCAAACGAGCGCGACCGCAGAAACCAGCCATTTCATGTCAGTACGCGAACAGGATGAACGTCGGCGCGTTTTGGTCGGCCGGCGCGGCGGCCTGCGTTGCGGGATACCAGGTCGTCCACGCGCCGCTGATCGGCGCTGCCGGGACGACGTTGTTGACCGCCCGATAGCGCACCTCGACCGTGTTGCCGGAAACTGCCGCTATCGTCTGGTTGATCGATGGCGAAGCCAGCCCGTTGACTCCCGTAGCGGCCCCGCCGTTCACTCGATATTCGGCGGAATAGCTCGGCGCGTAAGCGGGGCCGGTCGGCGTCGGATCGACCCATTGCACCACGAGCGTCGCGGCGGACGCGGCGGAAGAAGCGGCCAACAGCGCCAATAGCAAAATCGATTTTTTCATCTTGAAATCAACCTCTCGATCCGAGTCAAACGTAACCCATCGCCGCCAGCGTCTCGCGATCGAGGCCGGCGATGCGCGCGGGCGGGAGAGCGGCGGCCGGCGCGATGGAGAGCGCCGCAAACGGGTAATCCTCGACGGGCAGGTCGGCGTCTTCGGCGCCCAGCGCGGCCTCGGCGACGAACTCCTCGATCCGCGTCCCGTCCTCGCGGCGGGAGCGCAGCACCGCGCCGCGCGCGGCGCGCAGCTCGTCGGATGGAACCCACGGCCGGATTTGGATCAGCCGGGTTTCGCCGGCCTCGTTGACGACGTGGAATTCCTCGCGCGTCTGGCCGTCCTTCAGGTCGGCGCGAAACAGCAGCCCGACGCGGCCGGTTCCGTCGACCGCCCACGCGCCGGGACGGGGAAAATCTTTGATCTTCGCCATGGGTCGCTCCTATTCGGCGGTGATTTGCGGGGTGATCTTGATCTGGTCGCCGCTGTTGGCGATGTTGAACGGCGCCGAAGTGAACCGCTCGGACCAGACCAGTTTCCCGCTGGTGACTTGCGTGAAGTAATAGCCGTACACGTTGCCCAGCGCGCCCGAGAAGGTGAACGTCTGCTCGGCGTAGGCGACGTTGGACGGGGCGCCCGAGGTGAACGTCCAGCTCGCGGCCGTCAGCGTGATCGCGGCATAGCCGTTGCCGCTGGCCTCGGTATAGGTGGCCTCGGTGTCGGTTTCGGCCGGCGTCGTGTTGGACGTGTACAGCCGCAAAATCAGATTCTGGCCGGCCGTCTTGCCGACGGTGGCTTCGAGGACGATCTGCTCGCCCTGATTGGGGACCACTAGCGTCATGACACCCTCCTCACGCCGCCCGGCCGTCGATGATCAGGGCCGGCTCGCCGTTGAGGCCGACGTTGAAGGTCACGTCCCAGGTCAGCTCGGCGTAGGCGGGATCGTCGGCCTTCATGATCAGATCGCCCGACGGGGCCAGGGTGACGTTGGCCGCGTACAGGTCGCGGGCCGTGCCCTTGGCCGGCACGGCGATGAAGCGCAGCGCGCCCGACACGCTGTCGAGCGTGCCGGTGGTGATCTGGTCGCGGCTCACGGTCGTGGTGGTGTAGCCGAAGGTCCACTCGGACCCGTGGGCGGACACTCGCGCGGCGGGCAGGACGTAAACGCGGGCGAGGTCCAGATCCACGGTGTAGTCGGTGTTTTCCACCAGGGTGATGAGGGTTTCGCAGCGCCAGGTGACGGTGCCGTCGGTGACGGTGGCATCGATGGTGGTGGGCCAGACCGGCGCAGAACCGGCGCTGGTGCCCGCCACGGTGCAGACGAAGATGTGGGTCGGCGTGGTGGCGCTCTTGACCCGCGCGCCCACGGCGTAGGCGGTGGTGTTGGCGCGGTCGCTGGCGGTCTTGCCCACGGCGGTGACGCCGGTCACCTCGCGCACGCCCGACGGGTTGGCGACGAGCGCGCCGAGCTGGATGTAGCGGTCCGGCCGCACCGGCTGGTGTTCGCCGGTGACGCTGCCCGAGCTTTGCGCGGCGGTGGCGCTGGAGCCGGCCAGGAACAGCGCCAAGTTTTCGACGCTGATCTGCCGGCAGGTGATCTGCCCGGTGCGGGTGACGGTGATCAATGTCTCGTCGTCCAGCTCCCGCAGCCCGCTTTCGGAGCTGTAGGACTGGATGGTTTCCGAGGCGAGCGTCAGGGTGAAGCCCGGCGTCAGGCCCAGGTAGCGCTCGCCGGTCTTGACGCCGCTCGCGTCGAAGGCGTCGAAGTAGAGCTTGCCGCCCGGAATCGAGCGCTGTTTTACGGTGGAAGCGACCATGCGAATCCCTCTTCAAAGCATCAGTAATAGGGCCAGAAATCCGGCTCGATCTGGGTGGCGTAGGTCAGGACGTAAACGCCCTGGCCCAGGTCGGGGTAGCGGTGATCCTCGTTCGGCAGGAACAGCGGGCCGAACTCGGGCCCCGGCTCGAAATGGGCGAGCGCGGCCAGGACCGACGACACCAGCGCGCCGGCCTCGTCCATCAGCCCGGTTCCCTCGGCGATGGCTTCGACGTTGCGGGCGTGGACCGCGACGTACCAGGTCTGCCGGGGCGGGGCGCCGCCGGACAGCGGGCCGGGCACGACATAGGCGGCGGGATGCACGCCGCCCAGCACTTTCGGCAGCGCGTCCAGGCTCGGCGCGTAGCTGACGCGCTTGAAATCCGGGCACCGCGCTTGCAGCCGCGCCAGGATCGCCGACCCGGCGGCGAACCAGTTTTCAGCCAGCGTCGCCATCAGAACCGGCCCAGCGTGTCGAGCGAGAATATCCGGTCGGGCGCCGACCAGTCCGGCGAGCCGGACGACACGCCGGCGCCGGCGGCGGGCAGTTGCAGCAGCACCTTGCCGGCCGCCACGTCCTTCAGCCACGCCACCGCGTCCTCGTAAGCCTGCCGGACCCGGTCCGGCGCGGCGTCTTCGTACAGCCAGTAGCGCGTCAGGTCGCAGGCGGTCGCGGTCAGCACGGCCGGAGCCGGGCTGACCGGCAGGGCGTAGCGCCCGGCCAGATAGCCGTCGATCAGCGAGTCGGCCCGATCCAGCGCGGCGGCCACGAAACCGGCGTCCGGCAAGCCGTCGCCGTCGCGATCCGCGAGCTGCAAGATCTCGGCGGCGCCGAAGGCGTCTTCGAGGTCGGTTTGGGTGGCGTAGGGCATATCAGGTATGCGTGACCAGGCAGGCTTTCTGCCAGTAGCCGTAACCGACGTTGCGGCGGGCTTTCACGCCGTACAAGTGGCGGTCGTTCTTGAACTCTTCTTCCGAGCCTTCGGCCAGCGCATCGACGGTCACGCCTTCTTCCGTCTGGCGGATGAGGGCGGAAACCGGGCCGTCGCTGCGGAACAGCGCGAACTTGGTGGTCCAGCTCAGGCGGGGGTTGGCCGCCATGCGGTAAACGAAGCCGCCCAGGCTGCCCAGCGCCATGATGTTGTTGCTGCTCTGCGAGATCACCGTCGCGCCCAGCGCCATCGCGGTGGCGGACAGGTAGGGCACCGGGATCATGACCAGGAACTCGCGGGCGTTCTCGTTCATCGGTTCGCCGACATCGTCCTTGAACCCGAGAATCGCCTGGGTCGCCAGCAGGATGCTGGACTGCATTTCGCTGGCGGTCGGCGCGGTGGTCGTGGTGATATCGTTCGTGATGTCGTTGGACTGCGTTCCGGAATCGCCCTCGGCGTGATCGGTGTCGAAGAAGTACTGGCCGTCGTAGCACGCCGCCGATTCGCCGGCCACGATCAGCGCGGTCAGCAGGCTGGCCCAGTGGCCGTTGGTCCGCTCGGCCAGCTCCTGCACGCGCGCCATGACCTGCCCGGTCTTGTCGCGGCGAATCTCGTCCATCGACACTTCGAGGGTGGCCTCGTAGCGCTTGTTCTCGATGGTGATGCCGCTGGCGCGGAAGCCGCGCGGCTGGCGGCCGCCAACCCACTCGCGCATGGCGGGCGCCATGCCCAGCCACTTGTAGGTCTCCGATTCCTGGTTGCTGGAAAACTCGCGGGACACGCCGGGGATCCAGGTGTTGCCTAGATCCTGGTCGAGCCGGGCGTAAAACTCGCCGATGATGGCGCGGGAACTGAGAGAACGGGCGCTCATGGGCGAGGCTCCTTAAGCGATGGCCGTATCCCGCTCGGCGGTCGAGCGGAATTCGACGATGCAGGTGGTGGACGAGACGTGGCGGTGCACGTAGCCGACCGGGACGTTGGTGCTGGCGGTCAGGGTCAGGGTGTCGTCGGCGCTGGCGTAGACGATGGCGCCCACGCTGGCGGCGGACGCGCCGGTGACCGGCATCTCGACGAAGCCGCGATGCTTGAGCCACACCTTTTGCCCGGCCGTGGCGCCGGCGATGGCGATGCCGGCGAAGGCGTGCGTCGAGATCGCCGGGCTGGCGACCACGGCGGTGCCGTCGGCCTTCTTGGCGAAGACGAAGGCGCCCTCGTAAACGGTGACGCCGGTATCGACGGTCAGGGCGTTGAGGTCCCCGATCTCGTATTTGCGGACGGTGTCGGCGGATAGGGCCATTACACTTTACTCCCCAGGATGCGGGCCTGGCCGGCCGCAGTCGCTTTCTGGAACGCCAGGTAGCGCTCTTCGGTGCCGAACTCGGCTCGCAGATCGGCGCTGGCGGCGAAATCGGCCTTGTGCCGGTCGTCGCCGACGGGCGGCGGCGCGCTTCCGGCGCTGCGCTCGACGTACTCGACTTGCACCGGCAGGCGCTTCAGGAAATCGTCGAACCAGGCGCGGGCCGGCGTTTTGACGGTCTGGCCCCCGTCGGCGAACTCGATGGACGCCTCGCCCAGGCCGGCGACGAACTCGACCAGCCCGGCCTTGTCGCGCGGCAGCAGGCGGCCATCGGCGATCAGATGCTCGGCGAAGGCGGCGATTTCGGCGCGGGCCTGCTTGGCGCGCTCGGCGTCGAGCGCCGCTTTGAGCGCCGCGTTTTCGGCTTCCAGGGCGCGGGTTTGCGCGGCGTAATCGACGGTTTCGCCGGCCGGCGGCGCGGCGGTTTGGGCTTGGGTTTCGCTCACGAAGGACACCTCTCGGAGTGCGGGCGGGGTCGAGAATTCGACGGTGACCGTGCCGGTCTCGTCGCTCAGGTTGAAGCTGGGTTTGCGCAGGCCCTTGATCGCCGGCGCGGCGGCGCCCAGAAACCCGACGTGGCGCAGGTAGTACACGCCGGGGACCGGGTTGGTGGGGGCGTCGGGCAAAAAGAAGCTGGCGGAGACCCGGTTGAAGCGCTCGGCGAGCACCAGCGCGGCGAACGCGGGGTCGACTTGGCGCGGGGTGGCTTCCAGCGCGCCGTCCGCCGCCGCCAGCGCGGCGACCCAGCCGTAGGCGGGATCGTCGGTGGCGGGATGGCCGACCACCAGCGGCGCTTCGAGCGTGGCGGGGTCGTAGGCGCGGGCGGTCGCGGCGAGATCCGCCGCGCTGAAGGTGCGGGTCTGGCCGGCCATGTCGGTATGGGTGCCGGCGCGGAATATCTGGAGGGTGGCGCTCATGCCGGCATGATGCCGGCGCGGCGGTCCTGGCGCTTTTCAAGCGCGCGAAAATCGGTTTGGAGGCCGGACGGCGGGAAACCGCCCAGAATCGATTCTAAGCCGTTTTAGGCCCGACCCGCCACCTCGGTATTCCCGCGCCGGGAAAATCGCTCCTAGCGATTTTTAAACGGGGTTTAAACGCGGTCCGGGGATGGGGCGTCGGGGCTTTGTCCGGGCGACCGACCGGCATGGGGTGCTGGCGACCGGCCGGTCGCCCTACACATCCGCCAACCACTCCGCCAACACGTCCAGCACCTCGGCGCGCTCGGCGTCGTCCAACCCCAAAAACGGGCGGGCGGGGATGTTTTGCTCCGGGCGGCCGAACTGGTGGGTGGCGCCGTAGATGCGGTCCGTGCCGATGCGCAGCTCGGTCTTGCTGGCGGCGTAGTTCAGTTGGCGCAGCCAGCCGTCGAGGACGAGGATCTTATCGCGGTTTTTCTTCTTGCGCTTGAGGGTGGCCGGCGACAGGTCCGGCCACGGCACGCCGGCCGGCGACACCGCCCGCTCGAAGCGGGCGCGGTGGGAGATCAGCAGCGATTCGCCCAGCTCGCGGAACACCGGCTCCAGATCGCCCAGCTTGGCGAGCAGCTTTTGCAGCGCCGCCCGCACGTCGGCGTCGTCGTAGTCGATCTGGATGCCCGATGATGCGCCGGCCACGTTGAATTTTCTCTCGGTTTGGGGTATCTAAGGGGGTAGGCGGCGGTCTAGCTGACTGGTCCTTTGCTCCGGCACTGATGAGGCCATGAGGGTTGCTATCCTCGCGTCGCCTAGCGAATTCGCCGGAGCTTGTCCCGCACCTGAACGGCCGCCAGATCTTCGGTGGTGACGAACAGCGTCAGCCAGTAATTCTTTTCCTTGTCGCCGGTCCGTTTCAGCGCCGCGCGATAGAGTTTGTCGCCCGCCCGCCACAGCGCCACGATCCGGCCCGGCCCCTGCTCGTACAGCTCGCCCTCGTCGAGGATGCGCTGCGCCAGGGCGTAATCCGCCGCGCTCACCTCGGGGTGATGGCGATGCGCCTCCACCGTCTCTCGCGACAGCACGACCACGGGCTGCGCGGCGTCCATCGCGCGCCGAGATTCGGCATCCAGCACGGCCAGCGGATACTCGCCCGTCAGTTCGCCTTTGAAGAAGCGCGCGAACAGCGGATTTTGCACCAGCGCCGCCACATACGCCTTGGCGAGCGCCGCGTTCGGGTCGCCCAGCGCCAGCGCCGCGCTTTTGCTCTTGGCGAGCGCCGCCAAGTCCGCCGCCACGCTCGCCCCCAGCGCGTAGTCCCAGCCCCGATCCACCCCTTCGGGCAGCTCGATCACCTCGCCGGTGCGGGGCAAAACCTGCTCCACCGTGCCGCTGTAGGGCATGGCGTCGCCGGTTTCCGGCTCGATGCCCAGCCGCTTCAGGTCGCGCTCGGACAGGGTTTCGACGAAGCAGCGACAGCCCCAGCCGTTGGGCGGGTAGTGCGGCCCCCACCACGGGTCGTCGTGGCGCAAGACTTTCCCGTCCCACGCCAGATGCTCCGGGCGGGGGGTGGTGACCGCGTCGTTGTGCCGGTAGCGCCAGTACGGGCGGCGGTTCGCCACCTCCTTCATCTGCTGGAACCGCCCGGCCTGATACGAGGTTTGCAGGTTGGTCTCGTAGATCACCCGCGCGCGCCACGCCCGGCCGGCTTTCGTCTCTTCGCCGGTCCAGCCGGTCCAGCCGCGCTCGGCCACGATGCGCTCGAAGTCCTTTTTGAACTCGGCCAGGGTCGTGCCCTTTTCGCGCGCCTTGACCACGGCCGCTTGCAGGTCGGCCAGCAGGTCGGCTCGCATCGCCCCGGCCACCACGAACGCCCGGTCGTGGGCCGCGCCCAGCAGGTCGTCCCAGCGCTCGGTGGGCAGGGGCAGCTTGGCGCGCAGGAACTCCAGCGCCTCGGCGAAGGGCAAGGAACCGTAGTCGGCCATGGCGCTAGTGCGGATATCCGACCGACCCGCCGCCGGCCTGGATCGCCTGGGGCGCGGCCAGCGCCGAGCGCGAAACCGACAAGATCACCCGCCCGAAGCCGGACAGCGCCGCCAGCGCGGCGCCGGCAGGCGGTGCACCGAGCGCGCCAGGGGCCGAGGCATGGCCGAGAGTCGCCGGATCAAACAGCGCGGAGCCGGGCTGATTCGGGTCTGGGGCGGCGATGAAGGCCACGGTTCACTCCCAGAGCATCGCCGGGCCGTAAGTCGTGGCCGATCCCGGCCCCGTGCCGATCAGCGCAGGATAAAATCCAGAGCCGCCACCGATGGATAGCAATGTGCGGGGCGTACTGCCGACCATTGCGACGCTCAGCGTTGTGTTCGGTGGCGCTTCCGTCAAGATAACGCTCGCGAGCGTCGGCAGCGTCCAGACCTGTGGAGAGATCGCAAAGTTCGCGTAGACCTGTATTGACGAGCCAACCAGCGACGCCAGCGGCTGGCCTGGAATGATGCAATTCGATGTGGTAACCGTATACGTGGCCGCCGTCGCTGCCGTGCGCACCGACTGACTATTGAGAACACTGCCAGACGTTGGCGAAAAATAAACGACGAACCCGGTTCCGGTGGGCGCGCCGGCGGTGTCGTGGGTCCGAACGATGGCCAAAAAACCGAATCCGCCGCCGGCCGAATACGCGCCGAGCTTCCATGCCACGCCCACATGACCGGGAGCCACGCAGACATAAGACGGGTACGCCGTGACCGTGCTGGATAACGCGAGGCCGAAAGTCCACGCCGTTCGCGTCGATGTTTGTCCGGTGAGCGTTCCGCTGCCATCTGAGCCAGTCCCCACGGTGATCCAGCACTGAGGGTTGGCCGCTGATGAGCCGGTTCCGTACTCGATCTTCAAGAAAATCGGAGCGGTCGGTTGCAGCGAATCGTTGAATCGCATGATCTCGTAGCCGCCATCCGTGTTCGTTCCGGGCCGGGTGACTGTCGCGAAATTGATCTGCCCCGTATCCGCCGCCCGCACCAGACCGGCGGAGACGAGCGCGTTGCTCAGCTCTTGTGCCCAGGCTCTAAACCCGGCGTCCGAGGAGTGGTTGATGACGGTGGTGAATGTTTGGGTGGTCATGTTGGCACCAAGGTCAAAGTGATCGATGCGGAGACGGGCGATCCGCTGACCGATTCCAGATGAAAAATCAGGATGTCACCTGCCGATAGATCGACGGTCCAGCCGGTCAGCGTCGTATCGCGGTATTTGCTGTCCGCGCTGATCGTCGGTTTGTTGCCGCCGCAAATCGAATCGGCGGCGGTCGGCGGGTAATTTGTATAGCCATCCCGCCAAATATCGATCACGCAAGAGCCGGGGCCGCTCAGCAGGATTGAGACGTCGTCAATCGTGCAGGCTACTGGGATCGTCACGGCCACATCGTTGACCGGTAGCGACAACCCGGCCGGGTTGACGAACGTGGCGCCGCGCGTGAAAGCAGCGACCCCGGCGGGGCCTTGCGGGCCGGTGGCGCCGTCCGCTCCGGCTGGCCCCTGTGGCCCCTGCGGGCCTTGCGGGCCTTGCGGGCCTTGCGGGCCGGTGGCGCCGTCCGCTCCGGCTGGCCCCTGTGGTCCCTGTGGTCCCTGTGGTCCCTGTGGCCCCTGCGGGCCTTGCGGGCCTTGCGCGCCGCCGCCGCTTCCCCCGCCCCCGCCGCCGACGTAGATCGTCTGCGGCTTGGGCGCGGGCAGCCTCTTGACGCGCTTCTCGATCAGCGCGTCGATCAGCGGCTCCAGCAGCGCGGGCAGCTTTTCTCGCAGCCAGAGCAGCGTGGCCGGATCAAGCATCGCCGGACCTCAAGGCGTCGATGGCTTCCCGCGAAAAGGCCAGCGCTTCCGCCGCGCGCTCGCGGTCCAGGCGGGCGGTTTCGGCGCGGTCGGCGGCGATTTGCGGGTCTGGCTCGGGGACGTTGACGGTGATCTGGGGCGCTTCGACCGTGACGGCCGGGGCGGCTTGCTCGGGCAGGTTGACGGTGATCTGGGGCGCTTCGACCGTGACGGCCGGGGCGGCTTGCTCGGGCACGTTGACGGTGATCTGCGGCGCGGCCGGCTCGGACAGGTTGACCGTGATGTGCGGGTGGATGGACAGTGGCGCGGCGTGGCTCGCGACGGGCGCGGGCGGTGTCGGGCGCGCGGCCTCGAACCTTCCGGCCGCATCCGCCACCGCCAGGGCTTGCGCCATCAGGTCGGCGAAAGCGCGGCCGTCCAGATCGGGGTAGAGATCGGCCAGCGCTTCGCGGAAGTCGTCCAGGTCGCGGCCGTCTTCGATGTACACGTCCAGCAGCCGCCGAACCGGCTCCAGCAAGGCATCGACCAGCGGGGCGGATTCCGCGCCCAGGCGCTCCACCAGGGGGGCGGTGGGGTCTTCCGCCCTCACCCCTGCCCCTCTCCCGGCGGGCGAGGGGTTCGGCGGGTCGGCGAACGCGGGGGCATCGCCGGGCGGCGGCAACGGCGGTGGCGGATTCGGGCTCCCCTCTCCCGTCGGGAGAGGGGTCGGGGGTGAGGGCGCCGGAACCGCTTCCCACTCGCCGCCATAGACCTCCTCGACCTGCTTCAGGGTGGGCCGATAGCCCACGTCGAACAGCTTGCGCTCGCGATCGGCGCGGCCGTTCAGGTCTTCTTCCGGCTCGGTGAGGCGGTACACGCGAGGATGGGCGGCGCCGGGGAAGTTCCACTCGGTCAGCCAGCGCGCGGGGCCGCGATTGAACGACTCGCACAGCAGGTCGGCGTCCGCCTTGATCAGCTCTTGCCGCACCTGGTTTTGCACGTCGGCCTTGTACTGCCCGCCGACCGCTTCCGAGGTCATGACCTGGCCCAGGCAGATCTTGGCGATGGCCTGGTCGAGGTAGACGCACAGCCGCTCGTAGTCGATGCCGGCCGCGCGCTTGGCCTCCAGCAGCTCGGCGCGCATCCCGTCGGGCAGGATCACGCCGGAGTCGAGCTGGATCGCTTTCAGCGCGGACAGCAGCCGGGCGCGGTCTTCGGTGGAAGTGCCGGGCGGGAACCAGCCCACGGCGGTGGGCGATCCGAACTTTTCGGCGGCGATCAGCCAGAACTTGATGTTGCCGCGCTTGAACTGCACCGGCCAGTACAGCCAGTGGGCCAAGCCCATGCCGTAGGGCTCGTCGTCGTGGTCGGCGCCGGTGGCGAAGATCCAGAACTTGCGCTCGGGCAGGGCTTCGCCGCGCACCGGGGCGGCCTGGGTCAGCAGCCGCAGTTCGCCGGACGGGAGGAAGACGAAGCGGCGGCGGTCGCGGACCTTGATGGCGTCCAGGGCCACGGTCGAGCCGTCGCGGGCGTACAGGCACTCGGCGATGGCGTGGCCGTAAAACACGCCGAAGTGCATCCCCTGGGTGGCGTCGTCCCAGCCGACGGTTTCCAGCGTTTCCTCCAGCCACGCGGCGGCGTTTTTGTCGGCGCGTTTCGTGCCGCCCGGCTCCACCGTCCACTCGCAGGCGGTCAGGGCGAGCTGGCGCTGCTGGAACACGCTGCGGACCTGCCAGTCGCTCAGCACTTCGCGGTAGATGTCGTACTTGCCGCCGCCCAGCTTTTCCAGCACGGGGTCTTGCGACGGGAGCGCCATCGATTCGGTCAGCCAGCCGCGCGTGATGTCACGACCGTCCAGAGTGGTGGCGACTTCGCGGAACTCGGGCTTGGCCGGCTTGGGGTCGGCGAAGGCGGGCGACCGGCCGGTCGCCCCTACGGCCTTTTTCAACCATCCGAACATCACCATCCCCTCGTAACGTGGCCGCCGGCCGTGGTGCCCCAGCCGATATCGCGGACCGGCGGCGCCGGGTCGGCGCGGCGGTCGAGCGCGAAGGCGCGGGCGCCCAGGGCCGGGACGTTGGCGGTCTGGATTTCGTGGAACGCCACGGCGGGCGTCTTGGCGGCGTAGAGCATCAGGAAGCAGGCCCAGGCGCGGTCGGCGTGGCCGCTGGCGTCGCTTTCGGCGACGAAGCGCGGCGCGCCGGTGGCGGTGGTGATCTTTTGCAGCTTGTGGAGGTCGGCGCGGACGGCGGCCTGGCCTTTGGGGATGCGGATTTTGCGGTCCTCGAACGCCTCTTTGCCGACGGTGGCCAGCTCCAGCTTGGCCGGGCCGGTGAACAGCACGCCCTCCACGCGGGTCGAGCCGTGGCGGCGTCGGGCGTCTTCCACCGGCTTTTCGCCCATGCCGGTCTGGTCCATGGTGCAGCGCACCACGCGGTAGCGGGCGAACACCTCGGCCAGCAGGGCGTCCTGTTCGGCGAAAGAAATCCGCTGGCGGGCGATGATTTCTCGGGTCCACAGCACGTCGCCGACGGCTTCCGCCACCCAGATCACAAAGAGGTCGTTGCGGGCGGCGATGTCCACCCCGACGAACGCAGGGGCGACCGGCCGGTCGCCCGTACCCGATGCCGGTCGGTCGCCCGCGCCGATGGAGGACAGCGGCCCCAGGGCGCACTCGTCGCTCTCGCAGGCGTCGATCAGCTCGTAGGGCAGCCAGGCGCTGGCCTCGTCCAGCCATTGCAGCTCGTACTCCTGCGCCCAGGCGTCGGCGTCGCCGATGCCGGCCTTCAGCTCTTCGATGTCGCGCGGCAGCCCTTCGGCGACGGCGCGGTGGATGTCGCAGACGTGGCGCGACCAGACCGCGTCCAGATCGGCGGCGGTCATCAGCTCGTAGAACTTGTTGCCCTTGCCGTTGGGGGTGCTGACCACGCGCAGCTTGTGGCCGGCGGAGATGACCGGGAAGAGGGCTTGCCAGATCTTGCGGCTGTCGGCGTGGAAGGCGAACTCGTCGAGCAGCACGCTGGCGGAAAAGCCGCGCGCGGTGTCGGGGTTGGCCGGCAGGGCGGTGATGCGCGAGCCGCCGGGCAGGGCGACTTCGAGGGCTTTGGTCTGCGGATCGAAGGGGTATTCGAGGGCCTGGAACGCGGCTTTAACGGCCGATAAATGACGCTTCACGCCCTCGTCCATGGCCTCTTTGGCCTGACGTTCGCCGCGACTGAGAATGACCCAGCGGGCGCGGCGGCCGGCGGCTTCGGCCTCCAGGCAGTCCAGGACGATTTCGAGGGTGGCGGTGAAGGTCTTGCCGGTCTGGCGAGCGAACATGCCGATCTTGAAGCGGGCGGCGTCGGACAGCCAGCGCATCTGGTAGGGGTAGAGCAGAGACACGGGCGACCGGCCTTCTTGGGGTACGGGCGACCGGCCGGTCGCCCCTGCGCCGGATTCGGGCGCGGCGGCCTTACGGCGCGAGGCCATACACTTCGCTCCTGATGCGTTGCAGCGTGCGGATGTCCAGGGCGCCCTCGCCGCGCTGGGTTTCGGCCAGCAGGGCGTCGAGCTTGGCCTTGATGCCGGCGGCCCACTCCTTCTGTTTCAGGCTGGCGCGGGCGAGGTCGGCCATGGCGTGGGCGGCGCTGCCCAGCAGCTTGACCCGCGCGCCGGGGTCGGTTTCGGCGTCGGCTTCCTGGAGGTTGACCAGCAGCTCGAACATCTCGGTCTGCACCAGCGACAGCACGGCGGAACTCAGCGCGCCGGCCTCGTCGGGCACGGCGTCGGCCAACAGTTGGGCGGCTTGGGTGCTGGCCTTGATCGCCTCCAGCCGGCGCTTGAGCCGCTGGCCGTGCTTGTGCAGCACGCTCTTGGAAATCTCGTAGCCCTGCGCCTCCAGCCAGTCGGACAGCGCTTCGTAGCCGGAAAAAGCGCCGCGAATCAGGCGAGATTCGAACTCGCGGCGAAGGTCCTCCGGCAGCAGATCGACTTTGGACGGCGGGGGCATCACTCGCCCCAGTATTTGGGCGGGCGGGCGATGCCCGGCTCGCAGGCGATGGTGTACTCGGCCACGTCCACCCCGTAGCGGGTCAGCTTGGCGCGCCACTGCGGGCCGTCCTGCCCTTCCAGGTGGATCAGGTCGCGCTCGGCCAGGTAGTCCAGCTCGTTGCGCAGGTCGCGGGCGGTGGCGTCGGGCACGACTTGGCGCACGGCGCTGATGATCAGGGTTTCGCCCGCGCCCAGCGGCCGGGCGGCGTTCAGGGCCAGCAGCACCAGCCAGCGCAGGGTTTCCCGGTGGGATTTTTCGGCGTCGAAGGGCAGGCTCACGGGCGGTGGTCCTCGTGGGTGTCGCGCAGCGGGCAGGCGCGCAGGTCGCAGCGCAGGGCGGCGTCCACCTTGATGCCGAGCGCGTCCAGGCGGTGGATGATGGCGACTTCCTGGCGGATGGCGTCTTCGCGGCGCTGGTATTGCAGCGGCAGATCGATCAGCAGTTGGGTGATGCGCTGCTCGTTGCCGCGCGCCATCTGGTCGAGCGTGGCGAAGCTGGTGCGCCACTGGGCGGCGGCGGCCTCGCGGCTCTGCTCCATGCCGGCGAAGCGGGTGTCCAGGCGCTTTTCGATCTGGGCGAGCAGCAGCTTGCCCATGCCGCCCAGGCCGGCGAGCAGGAAGGCGACGATGCCGAACAGTTGCCAGTGGTCGAAGGTCAGGTTCATGGTTCAGAGCGCCCACTCGCAGCGCAGGCCGACGCTTTCGAGTTCAACCGTTCCAGCCCTCACCGCCGCCACGCTCGTCGTGCTCGACCGGAAAGACGCGGTCGGCCGGCACGGCCAGGCGCAGCCGGCCAGCGCCAGGATCGGGACCAGCAGCAGGATCGGCGCGGCCTTGCAGCTCGATGGGCGGGAGCGCTTCGCCGCGCGTTTCATCGGTTTTGGCCTCCGGCCGTTGGGCGCAGAAAAAATCGGGCAGAAAGGAGCCGATGGCGCCGGCCACGGTGAGGCAGACCGGGACGATGGCGGCGACGAGGTCGGGGTGGGCGGCGGCCCACGAGCCGCCGACCAGCAGGATCAGGTTGCGCCAGGTGCTGGCTTCCAGCAGGCGGGCGCGGGCGTAGGCGGCGGTGCGGCGCAGCAACCAGTTCATCGGATCGACTCCAGGCGGGCTTGTTGGTAGGCGTCATCGATGGCCTGAACGTGCTCGTTCAGCCAGTCGATGGCGGCCAGGGCGCGGGCCAGCAGGTTGCGGCGGGCGCGATCTTTTTCGTCGATCAGGGCGTCGGCGATCTGCCGGCGCGCGTCGGCGATGGCGGGCGGAACAATCATCGGCGGTGCCTCGTCTGGCGGTAGGCGCGAAACAGGCTGCGGGCGTCGTCGCTCGCGGCGCGGTAGGCGCGGTGGGCGCCGGGTGGGCCACCGCCGGGCGCGAAGGCCTTGGCGGCGGCGCTGTCGAGCGCGGCGGCGAGCGCGTACAGCGGGTGATCGGCGGGCAGGCCGTCCTGGCGGGCCTGGGCGCGCATCTTGCCGGCCAGCTTGACTTCCTTTTCGTCGCTCATTGCGGCCACCCTTCCCGCGCGAACAGCGCCCGCTCCGCCGCGCGGCGGCGGGTCAGGCCGGCCAGCGCCACCCTTTTCCCGGTTTTCGGGTCGCGGGCTTTGTCCCACTTGAGCAGCTCGGCGGCGGCGGCGGCGTACTGCCCGGCGTTCAGCTTTTTCAGCAGGGTGGAGCCGGCGAACGCGCCGATGCCGACGTTGAAGACGAAACAGGCCAGGGCGTCGATCATGCTCTGGGTGAGCGGGACGCGGACGGCGGCGAGCGCGGGACCGGCGAGCGCGCGCAGGTCGTCGCGCAGCAAGCGGTCGGCCTCGACCTCGGTCAGCGGCTGCGGGAACGCTTCGCCGGGCCGCACGACATGGCCCCAGCCGACGGTGCGTTTGCCGGCGGGACAGCGGTAGACGACGGGCGAAAAACCGCCGTCAGGCCCTTGCTCGTAGGCTTTGAGCAGGGCCAGCGCGGCGTCGCTCGGGGCGGGGTGGTCGGTCATGGCGGCTCCGGGGGGTATGCCCGGATAGCCTGCCCGATCCGAAAGGGCGGGGGCTTTTAAAGCGCCTTAAAAACGGGACGGGGCGCGTGTACGGGCGACCGGCCGGTCGCCCCTACTCGAACAAATTGGCTTGGCGCTTGGCGCGCTCGGCGGCGACGATGTCGTAGATCATCGACAGGGTCAGGCCGTGGCGGCGGGCCAGCTCGGCGTGGTTGCGGCCGTTGAACTCGCGCCAGATGGCGGCGTTGCGGTGGTGGCGCGCATAGGCGTCGCCCTTGGGCACGTAGATCAGCCCGCCGCCGTACTTGAGCCGCACGTCTTCGGCCAGCGCCAGGGCGAGGGCTTCGGCGCGGTCCGGCGCAAGATACTCCCGCGCGCGGGCGAGCGCCAGCCCGGCCAGGTCGGCGAGGATTTCGGGGTACTGGTCGGGGAGGTTCATCTGGCCGGGCGCAGCTCTTCGGACGTTATCGGCCCTTTCGTCGGCGCGATGCCATCCATCGCTAATCTGGCATGGATGCGGTAAATATCTTCCTCGCTCAGGGCGCAAGTGTGGGTCAACGCCCGATAGGTGTCAGGATCGGCCGGGTAGCAAATCTTGCACAGATCAAGAATGAGAGCAGAAAAAAACATCTGATCATTCATCTTGGCTCCTTTTCGCGCCCCTCTCCCGCCGGGAGAGGGGGTGGGGTGAGGGATCAGTCCGGCGGGAACTGGGCGAGGACGACGCGCAGGAAGCCGGCGAGGTTTTCGGAGTCCAGACAGCTCAGGCCCCGGTTGTGCTGATCGACGTGGCAGAGCAGGTCGTGGACGAAGTCCAGGGCGCGCTTGGCGTCTTCCAGCCGCTCGCGGGCGTTGCGGTCGTCGGCGAGGACCGGGATCGGGATGGCGGCGTTCATGCGGCGATCCTCCGGGCGGTCGGGGCGGGCGTCTGGCCCATTTCGCCCCACTGCCAGCGCTCCAGGCAGTCGGCGACGCGGCGGCGGTGCTGCGCTTCGAGCAGCTTGATCGCGAGGCGCTGGGCTTCGCGGATGCGGGCTTCTTTCATGTGGCGCTCGGCATCCATGATCAGCCCTCCGCGCCGAGGCGCACGCGGCGCAGGTAGGAGCCGACGGTGCCTTTCGAGCGGCCGATCCGCTGGCCGATGGCGGCTGCGCCCAACCCTTGGGCGCGCAAGACCCTGATGCGGGATTTGTCTTCGTCGTCCAGATTGCGGCGCTCGCGGTGCTGCATTTGCAGTTCCAGGAACTCGACCTTGGCTCGGTATAGACCGAGCATCTCCTTTTCCATGCCGCGCATTTCGTCTTGCAGCGCCCGGTATTCGTTTTCCGTCAGCGTCACCGTTTTGGGGGTGGGCGGCAAAGGGGCGGCGATCATCACCGGCTTGGGTGCCATCTGGCCGGCCCAGTGCCGCCAGAGCACCTCGTCGCCCTCCTCCTGGATCAGCTCCAGCTTGGCGCGGGCTTCGGGCTTGGTCTTGGCGACATCGATGGTCTGCACCCAGCCCGGCAGCTTGCGCAGCGGCAAGCAGGCGGTCTCCTGGAGTCCTCCGGGAGAAGGTATCACGATCATCGTTATACCCCAGCGTTTAGGCCGGGAGGTCAACTTTGCGTGCTGGGCCTGCCAAGCCAGCCCGAGGTACTCACAAAAGGGCTTGACCGGCGTGTAGGGCTCGCCGTCGTGCTCGACGAGATAGAGGGTGTCGCCGTGGAACGGGACGGGGATAAGCTGAGCAGTCATTGGACTATCACCATGTGTTTTTCAGATACCCCTGACAGAGGGGGGGGCCGGGAGGCTGAAAACCGCACATGGACGGCGGGCGCTATTCGAATATTCACGCCCCCTCCCGACCCTTGATCGGGGGGCACAAAAAAACCGCTGCTGTCGGGGCGGATGATCCGCCATGTGAGGAGATTTCAGGCTCCGAGGCGGATTATGCGCCCGTCGCGGTCGGGGAATCAAGGCGCGGCGGCGTTTTTGGAAGGGGCCGGGGCGCGTACAATGACCTTGCGGGTAGCCACCGCTTTTCATCGAACGCACCACGGAGAACAGCATGGAACCAACACCTTCCGATTATACCCCAGCCGACGAAAAAGCCCTCACGCTCAACTACGCCTACACCGCTCTGGTCAAGACGCTGGCGGATTCGGGCGCGCTGTCGATGGACGATCTGTTTCGCAATCTGGCCGGGGCGCGCGGCGCCCTGGAAAGAGTCGGCGAAACGGGCGCAGCCACGCTGCTAGGCGCGATGGCCGCGTCGTTGCAGGGCGTTTAGTTTCCCATCCGGGCGGGGGCTCGCGCTCCCGCCAAAAGTCTTCGGTCCGGCTCATGTCGGTTTCCTCTTCGGTCAAATTTCGGGCACAAGGCGGGCAGATCAGATCAAGCTTGGCCATTCATCGCCCATTCGGCCTGCTGCACGCCGTGCACGCCCAGCTTCACGATCAGCTTTGCGCGGCAGTGCGGGCAGGCGACGCGCGCCTCGATCTGGTGCGCTTTCTGCGGCAGGTCGAACACGGACTGGCAGTACGGGCACAAGGCGCGGGGCAGATCAAACTTGGCCATCGACGTTCTCCGATACGGTTTTGCCGGTCAGTTTGGCGACCAGGGCGCGGAATTCGGGCGGCGGCGGGACGCGGGCGGGACGCCGCTCGCCGATAATTTCGCCGGTCGCGTCGTCGATGCGCGCGCCGTCGGGAGTAGTGACTATGCCGTTTCCGTTTTCCGGCATTTCGGCGCGATTTTTTGCGTTTTGCGCCAGTGCGCCGGCGCCCTGCATCCGCCCGCTCCGCTCGCCGTCGCGGGCTTTGGCGCGCTCGCCCTCCACCTCTTGCCGGGCGGCGCGGCGGTCCTCGGCCTGCCGGTGCATCCCGACGATGATCTCGAACAGGTAGCCGTGGCTCTTGAGCGGCAGAGTGAGGCGGTCGCGGCCGTCCACCATCTGGTCGATGGCCTGTTTCCAGTACTCCACCGGGGCGGGATAGACCCGCCCGTCGCGCTCGATTTGCGCGGCGTTGATGGCCGCTTGAAGCTCGGTCAACAGCCGGGCGGCGCGGTCCCAGCTCAGGGCGCGCTCGCGGGGCCGGAACAGGCCGACGTAGCGCAGCAGCCGCTCGCCCAGGGCGGACGGCAGGGCCAGCGCGGCGACGACGGCTTCCCGCGCGGCGCGGTCGGCCAGCAGCACCTCCAGCCCGTAGGCGGCGCCGCAGCAAGGGCAGGTCAGGCGCACGGGGGCGAGTCCGGCCGGTTGGTAGGGGCGACCGGCCGGTCGCCCGTACCGGATTTCGCCCGGCGGCGGCGCTGGTCGTACTCCAGGGCGGCGACGAGCTTGTGGAGCTGGTCCGGCTCGCAGAAGCGGACCGAGTCCACCTTGCAGATGCGCTTGGCCATGGCGTCGGCGTAGGCCCAGGGCAGCTTGGCTTCGCTCAGGTACGCCTCGATCTTGTCCACCAGCTTTTGCCGGTCCAGCCCGACCGTGCCGGGCTTGCGGTGGCCCTTGCGGGTTTTGACCCGCCAGCCGAGCCGGGCGAAGTCGTCGAGCACGGCCTTGCGCTCTTTGGCGTTCAGGTCGGCGGCGCTGCTCTTGCCGGTGACCCGCTCCAGGATGGCGCGGTAGGTGTTGTCGTCCCAGGCCATCTGGCGCCGGGCGGCGTGGATCAGCTTGAGGTCGCGGGGCCTCGTGGGGTCGGCGGTCATGCGTCCTCCTAATGCAAGTTGCGCGGCGGCGCGGGCATGGGCTGCCAGTGGGTCACGTCCACCCCGCTGGAGGGCAAGTAGCCGAACAGCATGATCCACTGGTCGGCCTCGGCCAGATAGCTGGCGACGAACACGGTGTCGCCGTCGGTGGCGTGCACCGGCATTTCGTCGTCGGGCAGGCGCTCTTCGCAGGGGATCCAGCGGGGGGCGTGGGTCATGGGTCAGGCCACCTCCTCCAATTCCGTCTCGAACGGCGTGATGACGAACTCCTCGCGCTGGCTGATGATGATGCCCTTGACGTGGGCGACGGCTTCCGGCTCGGCGAGGATGGCTTCCTTGTTCGGCTCTTCCTTGAACCGGATGAAGCGGTGCAGGCCGGCCTGCTTGAGGTAGCCCAGCACGCTTTCGGCGGCGCGGATCAAGACCTTGGGCGGGGTAAGGCGCCACTTGACCTCGCCGCTGGCGAGGTGGGCGTACTTGACTTTGCCGCCTTGGGTGAGCAGCTCCCGGTTGGCCTCGCACCAGATCTGCACGCCGCGCTGCAATTCCCGGATGGCGTCCAGGTGGGGCGCGGCCTGCACTTCCCAGGCTTCGCGCACTTTGGCCAGCTCGTCGTTCATCAGCGTTTCGATGCGGGTGCGCTCGCGCTGGTGGCGGCCGATCTTGGCGATGGCTTCGATCACCTGGTCGCGGTGCTGGGGCACGGCGAAGGCGGCGGCGTCCTGCTTGATGCGGGCGGCGGGGCGGCTCATTCGGCGCTCTCCGCGCCATCGGCCCCGGCGGCGGGCTTTTGTACGGGCGACCGGCCGATGGGTGGTACGGGCGACCGGCCGGTCGCCCCTACGTTCGTCGGCGGGTCGCCCGGACCATCGAGGAGGCTTTTGCTGGCCTTGAACTTGGCCCGGCGACGCGCGGCGATGGTGCGCGGCTCGCCGGTCTTGGGGTTGCGGCCGGGCCGCTCGGGGGTGTCGCGCGCCTCGAAGCGGCCGAAGCCTTTGATCTGGACCGCCTCGCCGAAGCGCAGGGCGGCGCCGATCAGGTCGAACGCGGCGGTCAGGGCGGCGCGGGCGGCGGCTTTGCTGGCGAAGTGGCCGTTGGTGGCCAGGACGCCGGCGAGGTCGGGCAGGGTGATCAGGGTTTTTTCGGTCATGGGTCTTGCTCTCGGTGGGGGGATGGGTTCAGCCGGCCCAGACGCGGGCGGCGGTGGCGGTGACGTGGCGGATCAGGTCCCCGGTGCGGCCGGTGAGGCAGTGCAGGATCGGCAGCAGCAGGTCGTCTTGGGTGTTTTCCAGCGCGCCGGGGCGCTGGACGCTGCGCCGGATGCTGTCGATGACGGCGGCGCGCTGGTCGGCGGACAGGGTGCGGGCGGAGCTCATGGGCGGTTCTCCCGGATCAGTTGGTCGGCGCGGTCGCGCACGCCGCGCACGTAGCTCTCCCAGTGCGGGAGGGCGGCGGCGGCGGCGATACGCAGCGACGGGTTTCCCATCGCGGCGCGCAGGCCGGCCAGATAGTCGGCCAGCAGGCCGAGCCCTTCGGTCAGGGGCTGAGCGCGGCCGAACCGGCGCTCGCTGGCCAGCTCTTGGCCGGCGACGAGGGGGTCCACGACCGGATCGGCGACCGGCCGGGCCCGATGGGGGCGCGGTTGGCTCATGCGCCGGCCCTCCCCGCCCGGTGGCGGACGCGGATCATCTGCCCGACATCAAGAAAATGATCAGACGCCCTCCCCGCCCGGTGGCGGACGCGGCGGTACAGCTCCACGCCGTCCAGGTGGGCGGTCAGCTCTTGCCAGCAGCCCTTGTCGTCCTGGCCGAAGGCGGTGCAGTGCCAGTCGTAGGGGCCGGCGCCGACGTGGACCAGCGGCCGGGGCCGGTTGGCGTCGATCTCGACGCCGTACACCGGGACGTGGCGGGCGGCCAACTGGCTCAGGACGCGGCGGACGCGGTCGATGTGGTGGTCGATGCGGCGGTTCACGGCAGGGTCTCCCCTTCCCACGGCGGGCAGGGCGCCCGGCCGGTGGGGTTGCGGGACATCGTAGGGGCGACCGGCCGGTCGCCCGTACAGGCCGGCCGGTCGCCCGGATATGCCGCCAGATCCCAGCCGGCGATGCCGCGCCCGGATTCGGCCGGCGGCGCGGCCCGCCGCTCCCCCAGGTGGCGCCAGACGCCGGCGGCGGCGATGAACTCGCGCAGCAGGACCAGCAGTTGCCGGGCTTCGGCGGGCCGGAGCCGGAAGGGGCCGATCTCGATCCAGCCGTAATCGGGGTCTTGGCTCACGTCCAGATCGAGCGGGCCTTCGACGACGGTGCACTCGACTTCGATCCAGCCGACGACCCGGCTGTCGGCGAGGGGTTCCGGCGTCCCTTCGGCCCTCTCCCCTGCCCCTCTCCCGGCGGGCGAGGGGTCGGGGGTGAGGGCGTCTGGCAGGTCGGCGCCGTCCAGGGGGTCGGGGACCGGGACGATGGCGGCGGCGGGCTGGAGCCAGGGCCGAAAGTAGTTGGGGATGGCGCTCATGCCCGCACCTCCATCTCGAAGCGGCCGCGCGGCTGGCCGGGGGCGATGAGGTAAGTCCAGGTGCCGCCGAAAATCTCCTCCATGACCGCCAGGGCGGCGGTCACGTCCGTGAAGGGAGTGGCGGCGGGCAGCCGGAGGCGCAGGTCCACGTCGACCAGACGGGGCGCGGGTTCGGCGGGCGCGGGATCGGCGGGCGCGGGGCGGGGCGCGTCGTTGGGACGGAACAGGTTGTAGAGATCGACGGTTTCGCTCATTTCAGTATTCCTTGGGCAATTTGGAAAAGGGACAGCCGGACCGGCAGGCGCGCCACATCCTGCTGTACAAAGGGTTGACGAAGGCGAACTGGCGGGGCCGGGCCTGGTGCTCCAGGCACTGGTTTTTGGGCATTTCGCCGAAGGCCGGACAGTCCACGGTCTGGGCCATCAGGGCGCCCTCGACCAGGGTTTGCAGCCGGTCGTTATCGCCTTTGTAAACGCCCTTCAACGCCTGGCTGATCATGGCCGGGGACACCCCCAGCCGCCGGGCGACGGCGGCTTGGGTGGTGGCGGCGCAGGCGTCGCGCAGGGCGGCCAGCCAGTCCGGTTCAGTCATGGGCGTCGTCCCGAAAGGGGTGGACGACATCCCGGTTGGGGTCGTAGACGCCGGCCGATTTGCGCCGGACGATGGGCGCGCTCGGGCCGCTGTCGCGGGCCAGCCGCCAGACGGCGTGGCCGCCGGGGCTGCCGTTGCGCTTGGGCCGCCAAAGGACCAGATAGCCGGCGCGGAGCAACGCCTTGACGTAATTGCGCACGTTTTCCCGCTCGATCTCCGCCGTGGCCTCAATCTGGGCGAGGGTGAACGTCTTGAAAATCCGCATGGCGGTCCAGGCGCGCTGGCGCATGTCCTCGCCGGGACGGCGTTTCTGGGTCATGCCGGACACTCCGGCCACCGGTCAGAACCCCAGCGCCCATTCGCGATTCCCCCAGCGGTCCATGTCGATCGAGTCCCAGCCGTGGGCCTTGGCGCGGCGCTCGGCCTGGGCCAGCCCGCGGACTGCGTAGCCCATCCGGCCCTTGCAGGCGGCGAACAGGGCGGCGAGCAGGTCGTCGCCGACCCGCACCTCGCAGAGGGTGTCGGCGGTGGTGCGCAGATCCTCCAGGTCCAGATCTCGGAACTCCAGGAAGGTGGTGCGGCGGGCGAACTGGGGGTGCTGGGCCTTGATCTTGCGGTCGATGCGGTCCATGCCGACCAGGGCGACGGGCATCCGGCTCTTGTCGTAGATGCTGTGCAGCGTCTCGACCATGCGCAGCGTGGTCTGCTGGCCGGGCAGGAAGATGTAGTTGATCTCGTCCACGAACAGCGGCCGGCCGGTGACGGTGAGCAGATCGACGATCTGGCGCTCCATGTCGGCGGCGCGGCCGCGCGGCTCCTGGCCCAAGGCGGCGAGCACGGCGCGCAGCATGGAGGTCATCGACCAGGCCGGCGAGGCTTCCACGTAGTAGGCGTTGTGCTTGCTGGCGTAGTAGGCGAGCGCGGTGGTCTTGCCGGCGCCGGTGGCGCCGTGGACCAGCACGACGCCGTCTTCGCCGACGCTGCGGTTGAACACGGCGTCGAGCGCTTCGCCGAAACGGGCGACGTTCTTGACGGGCGCGACCTTGACACGCATCAGCGAGTCCTCCGTATAATGATGGCTCGCGGGCCGGGCACGGCCGGCGCGGATTGAAACACTCTCATAGTGAACCCCTCTTTTGTGGTGGCCGGCCTCGCGGCCGACCGATGACCCGCTGCGGCTACAGCGGGTTTTTTATGCCTGGCCGGCGGCCCGTTCGGCGCCGCCGGCTTCGGCGGTTTCTTCTTCTCTCAGCAAATGGGCTTTCACCTCGCCGAAGCGGGGGTGGAAGTCGCTCAGATAGCGGTCGAGGTTGACGCCTCGGCCCGCGTCGGTTTTGTAGTAGTGGCGCAGGAAATCCCGATGGCGCTCCGGCACCTGGGTCAGCGGCCACTTCCCGTAAAACACCCGCTCGTAAATCCAGCGCGCGCGCCCGTAGGGGCTGTCGAAGTCCGGCTCTTCGGCCTCGGCGGCGGCTTGCAGGGCTTTTTCGGCCTGCTCGGCGCGCAGTTTGTCCATCGCCGCGCGCGACACCACGTCGGCGGGGCGCTCCCGCCGGGATTCGAGGGCCTGGGCGGCGCCGTCCAGGTGGCCGGTGGCGTGGGTTTCGGTTTTCGGCGGGAAGGCGATCAGCTTGGCGTCGGCCTCGCGGCGGTCGAGGACCTCGGCGGCGGCGTCTTTGGCGCCGATGGCCTTGGCTTCTTGGCGCAGCTCCTTCATGCCGTCGGCGATGCGCTCGCGCTGCAAGGCTTTGGCGCGGGCGGCGACCTCGCGGCGGTCGAGGCCGGTGAGTTCCGGGCATTCGGCGGCGGCGATGAACTGGCCCTGGCCGTCGAAGACGTAAATCCGGCCCATGTCGCCGTCCGGGTCGTAGAGGACGCGGACGCGCTCATCGACGTGCAGGGCGAGTTCGGGGGCGAGGTAGTCGTGGTTGTCCAGGCGCAGGCCGTAGGCTTTGGTGACGGTGCGCCAGCCGTCGCCGGGGGCTTCGCTCAGCAGCAGGTCGAGGGCGCGCTCGTCGCGGATCGCGCGGATGGGCCGGCGCCAGCCGGCGAGGCGCTCCAGGGGGCGCTGGCCGTCGAGTCCAGAATGCGGGCGGTCGTGGTAGGCGGCCACCCAGCGGTCGCAGAAGGCTTGCAGCTCGGCGGCGGTCAGGGCCAGCTCCACCGCGCGGTCTTTGACGAACAGCCGGTCGGAGAACTGCTGGCGGGCGCGCAGGCTCTCGCGCTCGGCCACGTCGTGGCCGCAGTAGCCGGGCAGGTATTCGAGCAGGTCGTGGGAGAAGGTGCGGAAAAACCGCTCGATGAAGGGCTTTTGCCAGGGAGAGAACGGCGCGGAGAGGCGCTGCTCGATCTCCAGGGCCTGGAAAATGCGCTGGACGTGGTGGGAGACGTACTCTTGGCCGTTGTCGGTCTTGGCGATTTCCGGGACGCCCCAGTCGAGCAGGGCGCCGCGCAGCAGGGAGGCGACGGCGACGGCGCGGCTGGTTTTGCTGACGTGGAGGCGGACCCGCCGGCTGTACACGTCGATGACGCCGATGATGCTGTGCCGGCCGTCTTTGAGGAGGACGTCGGCGGGGGTGGAGTCGAACTCCCAGAGCTGGTTGAGCCGGACGACGGCGGCGGAGGCCTCGCCCCAGCCGATCATGTAGCGGTCTTTCCAGTCGTCGGGGTCGCGCAGCCGGGCGTACAGCTCGGCGTTGGCGCGCTTCCAGGCGTCCAGCCAGCGGGCGACGGTGCGCGCGCCGGGCAGGGGGATCGGGCCGTCGCCGGCGAGGACGGCGGGCAGCACGGCGCGCTGGTCGTAGCGGGCGGCGAGCCATTCGGCGGCTTTGCCGGCCTTGACGTGGGGGTGTTCGAGCAGCAGGGCGCGCAGGGCGCTGACGAGCTGGGGCTGGCGGTCGATCAGGCCGGTGCCGGCGCGGTGGCCGTAGCGCCCGGCGAGCCGGGCGAGGCCGGCGCGGCGCAGGTGGTCGGTCCAGTGCGCCAGCTTGTCGCTGGATATGACCGGGAAAACCGCGCGGGCGGGGCTGGCGATGGCGCCGCGATTCCAGGCGCCGCAGAAGGCTTCTTTCTGGAGCTGCCCGCCGATTTTGCGGGCGCTCTCGATGGGGTTCTCCGCGCAAAACCGCTCGAATTCGCGGAGGATTTCGAGCCGGGCGTCCATCCGGGCGCGGGCTTTGCCCTGGAGCTGGGCGGCCTGGGCGTCGCCTTGGGCGCGGGCGGCGGCCAGGACGGCGGGGTCTTCGGCGGGCGTCAATTCCCGCGATTTCGACGGAATTGGCGTCTCGGCCAGGATCGGGGCGGATTCCAGGGCCAGCAGGGCGAGCTGGGCGTCGGGGGGGAAACTGCTTATGCGATATTCGAGACCGCCCCCTTTCCCGGCGCGCTGTCGCGTTTCGTATCCCTTCCGCGCCGCCATCTTGATGAATCCCGGCTTGCTCATGCTGTGGATGTCGGCACTTTCTTGAGTGCTGAACCATTCTTTGTTCATGATGGATGCCTGTCAGGCCAAATCTGTTGAACTGTCAGCCCCAAACGCTTCGCGATCGCTCTTTCCATCTTCGGATAAGGGGTGTAAACAGCAGTTCTGACGGCCTGCCGGGAAACGCCTTCCTCGCGGGCGATCTGGGCATACGAAATGCCCTTCTTCTCAAGCTCGTGCTTGATCCAGAGCGCTCGGGATGTCGGGTTTTTGGGTGGATTATTGCTTGTCATGAAATGCTGTCTTGTTAATTTCCATGGAAATAATTGTACGAGCGAATTGTACGAAGAGCAAGCATTTTGTACGAGTTTATAGTTCGGGCGTGCGAGTTTACAGAATGACTGAAGAGGCAAGAGGGGTGATAATGAAAAATATTATTGATAATCAAAGCAATTTCTTTCTGTAAACCGCCATGACAAACCGTAAACTCAGTTTACAGAAAGACAAAGTTTACAGTTTACAGTTTGCGGCTCGTCTGAAAGAGCTGGTTGACTCGTATGAAAGCGCCAGCGCGCTCGCACGAGAGGTTGGCGTCGTGGAGGGGACGATCCGAAAATGGGCGAATGGAACCTCGCAACCCAAGGTCGGAGAGGTCGTAAAGCTGGTTCAGACGCTAGGCGCCAACCTGCTTTGGCTGGTTACGGGCGAAGGTCCGAAATACTTGGAACAGCGCGGCGCGATGGAACCCGAGCCGAAATATCAAGACCCATCAACGCCTTTGGCGTTTCGCCAGTATCTGGATTACATCCGAACGGCGGTTCTCGCGGTGGAAATGATGGGCAAGGGGGCGGATGCGGACCGCAAGGTGGTAGCGGTGGAGAGGGTCGTGGAGCGGCTCGCTCAGACCGAAGGGCAGGCGGATATGATCGAAGTGATGCGGGTCATCCGGGGCGTGCTGGGCGATCCGGCGGCGTGATTTGGTCGGCGAACTCCTATAATATAAGGAGTGTGCGGGCTGGGCTACGCCGCAAATTAACCCCAAAAGTGACCGAATCGGACGCGGCGGCGAAAATCTATCTGTCAAAGTCGATTTTTCGACGCTCGCAAGTTGTTGATCCGTAATTGCCCTTTTTTTTCCTTCTTCTTCCTTACTCCGCAAGTTAATTGTCAATTAACAACCGCCTCGAATTATTTGGATTGTGGGCCGAACGCCGGGATCGCGCGGTCGATGACGCCGGTCGCCGGCGTGGAGC